CTAATCGACCAGCGAATCAAACCTCTCCAAGACCATTTAACGCAATTGGACCAACAACTGGAGGAACTGAGTAATGCCAAAGTCCAAGGATCCAAAACTAGCACGGGCAGGGGTAAGCGGGTACAACAAACCAAAGCGGACACCAAATCATCCGACTAAGAAGTTTGTAGTAGTAGCAAAAGAAGGCGATAAGACTAAAACTATTCGTTTTGGTGATGCCAAGATGAAGATTAAAAAGAACCAACCAGCACGACGTAAGTCGTTTAGAGCACGTCACAAGTGTGACACAAACCCACCTAGTAAACTAACAGCACGATACTGGTCGTGTAAAAAATGGTAAGGAGCTAACTATGGCATGTGGTAAACCTCATAAAAAAGGAAAGAAGAAACGTGGCGGCAAAAAGAAAGGCTACTAAAAAAGCAAACGACGCTTGTGCACGTAAGGTCAAGTCTAGATACAAAGTCTGGCCTTCTGCATACGCCTCTGGTGCTGTAGCTAAATGCCGTAAGGTAGGCGCTAAGAACTGGGGTAACAAAAGTGGCCGTAAGAAAAAGTAAAAAAGGTGCAGCCCTTAAGAAGTGGTTTAAGGAAGACTGGGTAGACGTTAAGACTGGTAAACCTTGTGGACGTAAGTCTGCTACTAAGTCTAAGCGTCCTTATCCTTCGTGTAGACCTAAAGCCGTTGCTGCTAAAATGACTAAAGCTGAAAAAGCTTCGTCAGCAAGACGTAAGACAGGACCAAAAAGAATAGCACATGCTGTCACTGCTTCAGGTAGGCGAAGAAAAACCACAAAAAAAGCTTGACTTTTTAATAAAAATATGATATAATAATATTATATTTATAAGAATAAGATATATACATGACTCCAGAGCTTGAAACTTACTTTGATAATTTTAATCAATTATTCAATAACGAAGGCTTCAAACAACTCTTAGAAGAAATATCTGAAACTAGTAATCAACTGTCTGATGTACAAACAGTTAAAGACGTAGAGGAACTCTTCTTTCGAAAAGGACAACTTGCTGCTTTTGCTACTATTGTTAACTTACAAGCTACGATAGAAGCAACCAGAGAACAAGCTGAAGCTGAAGAACAAGAAGACATCTATGTATAAAGTATATGATTTTAGATGTGACAACGGTCACGTCACTGAAGAATTTGTAGAGGCTACCGTCACAACCAGTAGGTGCGGTTGCGGCGCTAACTCTACAAGGATGGTATCTGCCCCGTCCTTTCACCTCAATGGGTCCGATGGTTCATTCCCCGGTGCTCATATGAAGTGGGTGAAGGAGCACGAAAAAGCAGGTCGTAAACAATAACATCTCCATAATGATAACGATCACGGAGTTTAATCATGTCAAGAGCTACGATTGTAGATCCACAACCTTTAGAGGACAACGTGGACGAAATCGAAACCAACGAAGTAGATGAGATTCAACAAGAAGAAGTTGAGCAACCTCAAGAACCAGAATCAACCTTACCAGAAAAGTACCAAGGTAAGTCTTTAGAAGAAGTAGTACAAATGCACCAAGAGGCTGAAAAGCTCCTAGGTCGTCAATCTTCTGAAGTAGGCGAACTTCGTAAAGTCGTGGATGACTACATTGCTAGTCAACCGCAATCAGCACCTCAACAAGAAACTGTTGAGCCTGAAGACGATATAGACTATTTTACAGATCCTCAAGCCGCTGTCAACAGGGCAATTGAGAATCATCCTAAGATTAAAGAAGCAGAGCAGTACTCTTCGCAGTACAAGCAACAAGCTGCTTTAGCAACGCTTAATAACAAGCACCCAGACATGCAAGAGATCTTAGCTGATCCTAAGTTTGCTGAGTGGATTAAAGCATCTAAGATTAGGACTCAATTGTTTGTAGCCGCTGACCAACAGTACGATGCTGACTCTGCTGACGAACTCTTCTCACTCTGGAAAGAACGGAAGCAAGTAGTACAACAGACCGCTAATGTTGAAAAACAGGAGCGTAAGCAACAACTAAAAGCAGCTAATACAGGCAACGCCAGAGGTAGTGGCGAGGGTGGACGTAAAAAAGTATATCGAAGGGCCGACATTATTAAACTAATGAGAACTGACCCAGACCGTTATACAGCATTAGCCGATGAGATTATGGCAGCGTATGCGGAGGGTCGTGTCAAATAATCTATTAGGAGATTAACATGGCTAATTTAACCCCAACAACGAGTAATACAGTTACTCTAGCAAACGCTAATACTTTCATTCCAGAAATCTGGAGTGATGAAATTATTGCTGCTTATCAGAAGAACCTCAAGATGGCTCCGCTTGTCAAGAAGATTTCTATGACAGGCAAGAAGGGTGACCGTATTCACATCCCTAAGCCAACTCGTGGTGCTGCTAGTGAGAAGACTGCTGCTGACACTGTAACTATTCAGCAGACTGCTAACACTGAACTTTTAATTGACGTTGATCGTCACTTCGAGTACTCACGTCTGATCGAAGACATCGTAGAAGTACAAGCACTTAACAGCCTCCGTCAGTTCTACACTGAAGACGCTGGTTATGCGCTTGCTCTTAAGGTTGACACTGACCTTATGAATGCTGCTACTGGCTTTGGTGACGGTACTCTTGACCTTGCTGCTCCTTCTGGCGCTGACTGGGAAAACAGTAACTCTTACTTCTTTGATGCTGCTTCAACTGGCGGTACTCCATTAAGTTTGTTTGATGCTGCTGGTGGTCACAGCGTAGCTGCTGGTGATAACTTTACTGACGCTGGTTTCCGTCAAGCTATTCAGCTTATGGACGACGCTGACGTACCAATGGACGGACGTTGCATTATTGTTCCTCCAGTAGTACGTAATACTATTATGGGTGAGTCTCGCTTCTCGTCTTCTGACTTCGTATCAGGACAGCCTGTCAACACCGGTTTGATTGGTAATCTCTACGGTGTAGACGTATACGTTTCATCTAACTGCCCAACGCTTCAGACTAACGTCCGTGGTTGTGTCTTCATGCACAAGGACGCTATTGTTCACGCAGAGCAAATGGCTGTACGTTCACAGACTCAGTACAAGCAAGAGTACCTCTCGACTCTGTACACTGCTGACACTCTCTACGGTGTTCAGGTGTACCGTCCAGAAGCTGGCTTCGTACTTGCTGTCTACGACGCATAATAAAACTATACGGCCCCTTCGGGGGCCTCTTCACTTTCTGACTCAGGAGAACATCCATGTCACGTTTAGCTAGAGATTCAGGTGCAGCACCTATTCAATGTCTTCGACCCGGAGCTGCTCAGACAGTATCTGTATCAGGCACTGCTGCTGCTTCAACTTCTATTACTCAACGAGTAACACGTATTGTTGCTACTGTAGACGTACACATTAGCGTCTCAGGCACTGCCACAGTTAGCGACTACTACATCCCTGCCAATACTGTGGAGTTCATCCACACTTACAATGGAGACACCATTAGCTTTATTACCGACGGTAGCACAGGTACAGCTTACGTTTCGGAGATGATCTAATGTTTTTCGGCTCTAGTCCTAACAAGCTCTCTAAGAACAAGAGGGCTTTATCTAAATATTCTGTTGGTGCCCAAGAACCCGGCCTTGCGTTTGACTTTGTAGACAATGTCTATCAGAAGGATCAGAACAAGACGACTAACTTCAGTGGTGCCATAACCCACAGCCGCTCAGGTAACGCTGTGATGACAGACGGCTACGGCCCTGAGCTTGTTGTCAATGGAGGGTTCGACAGCGGGACAGATGGCTGGACTACATCCGGCAACGTCACGGTAGAAGACGGCGTAGCGACTTTAGACGGCTCGTCTACTACTTTGTTGTGGCAGAGCATCTTAACTATTGGAAAGATGTACGAAGTTAACTTTGATGTTGTCTCTGTAGGTGGCGGTAGCTTAGAGCTTATAGATAATGGCGGCACTGCTTACGACACTTTTAATACTACAGGCCCTAAGAAACTTTTAATTGAGGCTAGTGGCTCTAACTCTAATTTACTTTGGAGAACCAGAAACAACGCAATAGCATCCATAGACAACGTA